GCCAGTTGGCGTCGTAGACCATGAGCAGGTTGATCACGGCCTGGGCGCCGTCGAGGCTGTCGTCGTAGCTGTTGCTCATGTCCTTAGGCGCCATGCGCCACGAGTACCGGATCTGGAGGTCCGTCTCTACCAGGGTGCCCTCGGCGGGTTTGCCCCGGTATTGCCGGAGGTCTTTCGTCGCGACGGGATGCACCACGAACGCCTTGTGTGCGATGCTGTCCGCGTCGCGCCCGAACGACTCCGGCAGTACGCGCGACTCGCGCCAGCCTGACAACGTGAGCATCCGCGTCGTCACGTCCTCGCGGAGCTGCCGGACGGTCTTAGCCGCCATAGCGGGTCCACGACGCGTGCGAGAGCCCGCGGCCGTTCGTCCAGATCTGCGACGAGGCCGCCTTCTTCTTCGTCGGGTCGACGCGGTTGTCGTCGGCCTCGTCGTAGGTGAATCGAAGCGCGCCGTAGGCTTGCTCGAAGCTCGTCAGGTAGTGCGCCGCGAGGGCTTGCCACCGCCCGCCGTCTCCGGCCGAGGTTGAGTAGTCGATGAACACGAGGTGCAGCGCCAGCATGAGATGGCACTCACGGAGCGCGCTCGGCTGGATCACGAGGTAGGGCCGCCGGCCCGCGCCGATCAGGCGGGTGCAGATCGTGAAGAAGGCCTCGTCAATGTACGGTTGGTAGCTCGCCGCGGCGCCGAGGAGCGACGGGAGGTCGCTGTGCCGCTGGGTGAGGTCATCCTGAGAGATCACCGGGTAGAGCGTGCGTCGACAGAGCGCCGCGTCCTGCCGGAACGTGTGGGTGATCGCGTCGGGCATCACGAGCGCCCACTCGATGAGCCAGCCCTCGCCGAGCGCCTCGGCCGTCGTCGTCGCGCCGGTGACCGAGAACGTAGCGATGCCCGACACCGTCACCGCGCCCGTCACGAGCACCGTGCCGTCAGGCCGGGAGATGGTGACGGTGCCGCTCGTCGGCGTCGCCGTCGCGCCCGCCCTCGAGGTAGGGCAGGTGATCGTCTGGGTACGCCCGCGCTCGAGCGTCTCGGTGCTCCGAAAGCGCGCGGTGTAGACAGTCTCGGCGAGCGACATCGATGCCCCCTATCGGCCCTTGTCGGTTTGCTTCTGATCGGCCTTCCGCGCCGTCTCCTGCGCCACCTGGCGCGCCTTGTCGCTCGCCATGCCCGACTCGCGGAGACGCTGGGTCATCCGCTCCATGGCCTCGCGGTAGCCGGCGCGCTCGCTCACGCGCGGCCTCGGCGCGGCTTGGGCGCGGGCGCGACGGGCGCGTCGTCGCCGATCACGGGCGGCGCGTAGAGGCGCTCCATGGCGGCGCGCATCCCGTCGAGGAGGGCCTCCTCGTTGGCGAGGGCCTCGCGATGGAAGGGCGAGCTCGGCGCCTTCTCGCGCCACTCGGAAACCTTCTTCTCCTGGCGCTCGATCTGGATGTTGATGAAGTCGGCGTCGGGCTTCTCGATGTAGCCGTCAACGACGAGGCGGCGGCAGAACGCCCAATACCCTTCCTCGTCGCCCTGGATGCGGGTTTGGCCCGCCACCTGCTTCGGGATCTCCCACTTGGAGAGGTGCACGGTGCCCGCGACACCGTCGTAGGCGACGACGTAGCCGCCCGGCTCGGCGTCCCAGGGGATGATCGTCCAGCCCCGGCGGCGCTTGGCGACCTCGGAAGCGGCGGTGTCGCCGCCCTGGTCGACGTTGGACACGCCGGGGTCGGCCTGGAGCTTGGACAGCCACGGGAGCCACTCGCCATTAAGGTAGGTCCAACGCGCCGGATGGTGCATGTACCAGAACGAGGTCGACGGATCGAGCCGTACGAGCTCGCGCATGACCTGCGGACGCGCCGCCGCGCGCCCCTCGAACTGTCCGCCGCCGATGGTCCCAAACGTGGCCGCCATGATGCTCCTTCAGGCGCGAAAGCGAAAGCGCCCGCGCTCACAGGGTAACCCATGAGCGCGGGCGCGTTGTCTCACAGGTCGGAGAGGATGCCGACGCCGCGGAGGTCGTCCAGCTCGGCCACGCCCACGAACGCCGAGCCGACCACGATGGTCGAACCGGAGGACGCGTCGCGCTCGAGCTCGACGAGGATGGGCGACTGCGACGCGATGGTCGCCCCGCCGAGGATCGGGGCGGCGGTCGCGGTCGCCACGCCGATCGCGCCGGGAGCGATCATCATGCCGAGGTAGTCGGCGCCCGCGTTGGCGGTGGGGACGTTCGCCGACGCGAAGATGTCGACGCCGAACAGGTTGCCACGGAAGCCCGGCCCCTTGGCCTGGACCTGATCCTGGCTCGTCGCGAGGTACTGGCCGGGGCCGGTTTCGGAGCGCAGCGAGGAGATGAGGTCGTTGATCTGCTGGGGATGCAGGATCGCGGTGAACATCCCGTCCGCGCTGTTGAGCTGGAGCTGGAAGATCGCGGCGTAGAAGTTCGCCACCGTCAGGTCAGTGGTCGTGGAGCCGACCGACGAGGAGAAGCCCGACGAGAGCGCCGCGATCATCGTGGTCACGCGCTTGTTGTACGCGAGGACCATGTCGGCCGCGATGTTGTCCAACGTCACGTCGAGCGCGATGCCCGCGGAGGTGAGCTGGGCAAGGTCGCTGATCTGGCGACGGAGCGCCTGGCGAGCGATCGTGACGTTGGCGTTCGTCGTGGTCAGCGCGGTGTTGCTCACCGTGGAGTTCTCGGCCACGGACGCCATGGCGTTCGCACCCCAGGACACGACGGGCACCTGCACGACGGTGGACCCGGAGCCGTTCATCGAACGGAGCTGGGTGATGCTCGGGTGGTTGACCAGGCTCGCGGTGTCGGTGAGCTTGGTCACGACGAACTGGTTGAGGATCGCGGCAACGCGGGCGTTGCCGGACAGACCGGAGAAGTAGACTTCGTTGGCCACGGGGGCCTCCTGCAAAAATGGGAGGGTGTACCCGCGCCTTTCGCTTTTTTACGGGAGCTCGACCCCGTGCGCGTGCGGGGCGCTAACCCCGCACGTCCACCCTACGTCCTCCGCGACAATCTGTCAACCGGTGCGAAGGGCCGCCATGATGGCCTCGCGGTTCGCCTTGAAGTCGGCCGGCGACAAGCGCGCGATGGCCTCGGCGCTCCATGCCTGCGGCTCGCTCGGCGCTTGCGGGATCGTGCCCGTCGACGTGCGCGGCGAGGCCACTACCGGCGCCGCTGGCGCGGCCGTGGTCGTCGTCGCGGGCGCGGCAGGGGTAGAGGCCGGGAGGTACGCCCGGACAGCCTTAGGGAGCGCGTCAGGGGCCGCCAGCCACTCCGACAGGGGAGGCCGCCCCTCGGCGGCGAGCTTGCTGTACGCGTGCTGGACGTACTCCATGCCCTCGGCGTCCGTGATGCCGGCCGCGGCGATCTCGCGCTCGACGCGGAGGGCCTCCCTCTCTGCCTTAGAGGCCGCCTTGACCTCGTCGACTTGGGCGCGCCACTTCTCGGCCTGGGCCGCGACGGGCTCAAGCTCTCCGACACGTCCCTCGAGCTCCTTTACGCGCGCCACGAGCTGGCGAATCCGCGCGGAGGCCGCGCCCTGGTCCGTGGTTTCCGTGGTCACTTCTTCGCTCATGCGTACCCCTTCGTTTCGGCTTGAAGCCGAGCTTCTTGCTTTAGAATCTTGCTCGCCCACCGGCGCCCGGCCTCGCCGCCCCACAACAGCCACGCGATACGGCCGGGGCTCGGGTAGTCGGGGTGTCCGGGCGTCGCCGCGGGCGCCTCGAGGTCGACGGCATGACGCGCGAGAAACGACGCCATGCGGCGCACGGTGTCGAGCGACAGGGTGCGCCGGTTGGAGAGGTCACGCGCGCGCGCGACACCTACGACCGTGCCCCCGCGCCCGTACTCGCGACGCAGCTCGAGGCCGCGACGCGCGGCGGCGGCGACCGTGGCGGGCGGGCGCAAGTCGAGCGGCACTACTCGGCGGCCTCGACAGGAGCGCCCGTCAGGTAGCCGCGGGCCTCGCGGATGCTGGCGAGCAAGTCGCGTAGGGTGTCGGCCTGGTCGCCGGTCGCCGCCTCGAGCAGCAAAGCGACGGCCTCCTCGGACGCTACCAGCTCGTCGACCGCTTCAGCCATGGCCTCGGCGTGGGATACGTCGTCGGCAGGCGCCGTCGGCGTTGGCGTCGTTCCTCCTTCCGGCGGCGGCGTCGGCGGCGTCTCTGTCCGCATCGTGCGAATCGCGGCGAGCTGGGCGATGGCGTCCTGTTCCGACAAGGAACCGAAGAACCGCAACGCGTCGACCTCGGACATGAGCCCGGCGGCGAGCATCTCGAGGACGTGCTTCCGGCGCGCCTCCATCTCCTGGGGAGACAAGGGGATCTCGCGGTAGATGACGGAGTAGCCGCCTTCCGGGTAGTTGGTGGGCTCGGTGTTGGCTTCGCTCCAACGGTTGTAGAGCACGGCCGACAGCCCGACGAGCGCCTCGTCAGACGCGCGGAACTGCATGATGTACCGACGTTGCGCCTGGCGCTTGCCCTCCTGGGAGAGCGAGATGGCGTAGCCCGAGCGCGCGGAGCCGCTTGTGCGTTGGAGCTCCGACGGCGCGAGGCCGGCGTCCGTCGCGAGCCGGTGCGCTACGGCGGCGATCACCGCTTCGAGCTTCTCAACATCGGCGCCGGCCTGATACTGGCCCATCATCGGCTGGCTCGTCTCCGCGATGGGATCGAGCATCAGGATCGTGGTCGGGTCCGTCGTCACCTCGGAGCGCGCGGCGCGGCTCCCGAGGTCCGAGGCATCCATGCCGGCGACACGGACGCCGACGGCGTACCGTTGCGGGTAGGACGCGTCGCGGATGCAGTGGGCAAGGTACGAGTAGAAGAGCCCGAGCTGGAGCGAGCCCGTGTAGAGCTCGATGTTGGCGAACGGGTCGAAGAGCCGATCGCCGTAGGTGGACGCGTGGTAGAGGATCGCCGGGATGATCGGCGTCCCGTTCGCGCGGCGCCAGGACGCCGGGTAGTTGGCGCCGTCGTAGGTCGCGCCATGCACAAGGCGCGTCAGGTCGCGCCCGAACTTCCAGCCGTCCAGCGCCTCGACGACCCGGTAGGTAGGGTTCGCGAGGTTGCGAATGTCCCAGACCTCGAACGTCCAGAGAAGCTGCGCGTCGACCTGACGCAGCCGGAGCTCGCCGAACAGCGTGGGCACGTTCGGGCGCGCCGGATCGGCCTCGGCCATCGTCATGTGCGGAGGAACGGGCCGGTAGACGAGGCGCCC